TTCCATAGCTGCAAGGTCTTCTGCGAAGATTTGAGCGTTTATTCCCGTCAGGGAAAATACAGCACCTAATGCTTCGGTACTACCAAACATTTGTTTCAGTACATCTATGCTTCCACCAGCAACTCTGTTAAGTAGTTCAAGCGCTCCGGCAAGCCCTTCCTCATCAAGAAGGGCTTGGCCACTCGCAAAGCCCAATTCCTCTATGGCTTCACGCATCTTATCAGTGGGTGCAACTATGCTGAGTATAGCTTGCCTCAGCTGTGTGGTTGCTACTCTGGTGTTTGTACTACCCTTTGTTATAGTTGCTAGGGCAGCAGCTATTTCTTCAAACTTTATTCCTGCCGCGGCGGCAGTGGGTATTACTTGGAACAGAGAATCACTCAATTCACCGAACGTGGTGATACCGCGAGCCACTGTGGTGAACATTATGTCAGATATATTTGTGGCATCAGCCACTGAAAACTTAAAGGCATTAATGACATTTGTTAGACCGCTAATTGCCGTTTTGGTATCTATCATACCGCCGATAGCGGCCTTGGTTGCTACCTCAAGAAAGGTGAGAACATTCTCCCTTGGGATGCCGGCACTTATAGCCTGGTAGAGTGCATTTGCACTATCCACTGCACTCACGCCCATTGCTGAAGATAGTTCTCGAACTTCATCTTTGAAGGCAAGAAACTCTTGCGTAGTTTCACCCATTAGAGTGTTGACCTGGCGCATGGCAGTATCAAACTCCGCCGCCTTCATAGTCATGGCTGTCAAGGCAGCGATGATGGCCCCACCAGCCAGTACCATAGCGGCGCCGGCTTTGGCGAATGTCTTTGACAGGCCATCCATCTTGGCATTGATAGAGTCAAGTTTGGCCGATGCTGTGTCTACAACGCCTATCTTAAGTTTGGCATCGCCTAAGTCAACCATTAGTCCTCCTGGACTTCACCGCCAAAGGCAGTATTCCAAGCCTGCACATTGGCGAACATCTGTTTAGCAGTCTGCTGTTCATGTTCCTTCTGGGGCATGAAGTCTTCCGGCTTGTAAGGTATCCTCTTGCGCTTTGGATTCCTGGCTGTGTTGGCCAATACAGCGCATATCAAGGCGGTTCTGTAGTTGAGCTGGTCGTTGCTTTCCTTCCACCTTTCGCTGAGGGCATTAAACTCCCTCAGGGTAAGACTCCAGAACTCGCTCTCTGCTAACCCAAGGTCATACCGGCCCCATGCCCACAGCTCTAACCAGGTCGGGACTTTTTTGCTAAAGGGCGGCCACCTGCCTTGGCCGCTGGTTGAGATTGTAGTATGCACTTTTTAATTGCATCAATCACTTCTGCTACATTCCCTATATCCACCATGAGAATGACCTTATCGTATGTCAGTTTCTCATCCTCATGCAGCAGGCAGGCCCAAATCAGAGCAGCGATATGCTCCAATGACGATTCTTTGAGATCGAATCCCTTGAGAAGACTTATGCCAGTCTTCTCCTCAAAAGCCAACATCCCCTTAAGGGGTAGTCGCAGGTGGCGTTCTTTATCCAGAGTTACCGTTACCAAGTTTACTTCAGACATCTTTAACTCCTTATTTGTTGGGAGGGGGCCGAAGCCCCCTCCCTCATTGTACGTGGTAGGTTTAGACTCCATCCACGCATCTGAGCGTGTAGGTCCTGTCAGACTTGTCCGTTTCCTGCACCCTGATTACAACGGTGACGATTGCACCATTGCTTGTGTTTTGGTTGCCTGAAGCCACGCCTGTCGTAAGGGCGATGTCGGCTCCACCATCAACATTCATTGTGATGGTAGTAGCTGCGGCAGCGGTTACCGTTACGGTAAAAGTATTCTCAAGGTTCGTGTCAACGCTGTAGATGTAGGTTGTGCCAGCGAATGTCGGAATCTCGGTTAGGGCGCCACTTACATCTCCGGTGATGAGTATGTCGGTGGCTACTCCTGCCTGAGTTACGCCGAGTACCGGCTTGCCGGTTATGCTGATTGTCGCCGAAAAAGGTACAATACCTTCTGGCGTTGCATCACCAGCCACGAATGAAGTGACATAACCGTTGCCCGTCCAGGTGGATGTACTGATGGCCGTAGGGAAGGCGATTACCCAGCCCTTCACCGTCCTAGTAAGCATATCATTGTACATCCCAATCTGACCCGTGTCGCTCGGCTTGAATAAACCCTCAATTTCAAGATCACCGGGGTCTATCAGACCTGGCAACATCTCCTTGAAAGAATTAGCCGAGCCGAGTGTGGTCGCGTCCTGCTTGGCAATGGTGAGTGACACCGGCCCAATCCTGGTGAGTTGAAGAACCGGATCACCATCCCATTCGAATGTGGCTCCATATCCTATCTGTGGTCCTGCCATGTTATTTACCTCCTTGTAATTTTATAGGCAGTTATCTACATATCATCTCTGATAGTTACCTGGAAGAATGTTAGTACCCTGAAATAGTTGGGGATTTCTGCATCCGGCAAGTCCTGACCCTGAACCTCCTCCCTTGCCTTTACTATGAAATAAGTCGTTCCGCCTATGACCACGGGGGCATCGTAGAGACCTTGCAGTGCATCATAGAGTTTGCGGTATACATTTCTGGCAGTTATAACTCCTGAAACAAAAGGTGGCCCTTCATCGTCTTTGGCCCAGCAGTCAAATTGGATGCTCGGGGAGAGAGCATTCACGACACTGGGATTCGCCGTGCCGCCGCGGACGAAGTAACTTACCGCCGGCAGCACTACATTCTCAGGCAGTCGGCCTTGATATATCCTCGTCCCTATCAATGCAATCAACGGGTTGGTCAATGCTTGTGGTGCCTGTAGGTACTGTCTTACCAAAGTATTGACATCTACCACGCTCATCGTAGTTCCACCTTAATGCGATTAGGGAGTTTATGGATGTTCAAATCCAGGGCTGGCTTAAAGTAAGGCTGCGCCCGCATTTTGAAGGTTCCTGTCTCAAGGTAGCCACCGTATCCGCTGGTGGAGAATATGGCGGCTTCCATTTCCCTCTTGGCTATCTCACCCCCGGGACCGAACTCAAACATTATGCTCCGGGCATTATTGCCAGTAAGTTTAGGGCTAAGTTGGATGGCATCCCTGGTGATATCAATAACCGTGTTTCTGAGCCCCTTGTTTATGCCAGTGCGAATCTTAACCTTGACCTCTTTGAACTTGAGATTAGTCACGAATGAAGTTGTTATCTTCAACGTACTGTCCTCATGAAACATTCCTTGTGATGACCGGATGTGCTGTCTTGTCTTGTACCTACCAGCAGAACCTCATAGGTAACTGAACCTATAATCACCCTGTCCTGCTCCGTGATATCTATATCGTCAATGAACAGAGTATAGTCTGCTATGACGACCTCCGCCCCTATCAGTATCTCCCTGCCCTTCGTCGCCATAAGGCGGCATGGTTCATCTGTGTGGAGGTTCGCCCAACTGTCTGCCGAAAGGCCATAAACATCTTGAGCTCCCGGGGTATTACGCTGAACAGAGCAAACATTTATGAGCAAAGAGGCAAAAGCCATTTAGTCTTCCTCCACCGTGATACCGCTACCTTGTGTCAGGTCCCATTCAGATATTGCCTGGGCAGGGATACTGGCATCCTGAATAGCAAACTCTTTAGCCATAGTCGCCCATTGAGCAGACGTCTTTTTGGTATAAGAATAGTCGCCAATCTTTTCGCCGGCTAGACTTCCAGCATCTTTTGACGCCAGAGCTCCACACGCCTTTGACGCACCCATGAGAACAGAACCGCCCAGGTTAATAAAGAACTGAATTTCCTCATCGCTAAACGCCGCATCTGTTGTCGGCACAATATCTATATCGTCTATAAGCCGCCGTACCTGGCCGATTTCTGTCGTAATATCATAAGTATATGTGGCCATGATTATCTCTCCCCTTACCTGTCATATTCATGTATGCCTATGTAGAAATTGATAGTTTTGGCGTTTGCTGTGGGGCAAATACACCTTGCCCACACCTTTGTTCCAGATGCTATTCGCTTTGACTTCACACCTGTAATACCTGCATCGGCATTGTTAGTGGCTGAAATAAAGGCAACTTCTGTCATATCTTCTGCTGCTATAAGAGCTGCTAGGCCAGCAGATTCACCTAAGGCAAATTGAATAACAAATGTAAGAGTGCTGTTTGTGGTTGTTACGAGTATCCTATGGGGATCCAGTTCCACTTTGCCAGCCTCAATCGGACTGTCGGCACTGCCCATTACCTGTAACCAGTTACCATAGGCGTCGTTGCCAGATAGAAGAGCAAATGGGGCGACACTCGGCCCTAACCTATCAGCTACATGGATTTCAGCATTAGGCGCGGTGGCTACTCCCATCCATTTTTCATGTCCATGAATATGACTCTCAACCTGGTAGGTTTTTTGTTCTATCTGTCGAAGTAAGCCTATTACATCAATACCCAAAGTCATTGTGCATTCCCCTGTGCGAAAATCTGGCGGTGTTGGGCAGCGGGCAGTTCCCTGGACCAAGCCCGGGGCCTAGCAAAGTAAGCATTAAGCCAGTTATCGTCTTCGGTAAATCTAACTCCACACCGGAAGTCGTTAGCAGCACTTGATTCAGGGTCAATTAGAACCTGTGATACTGTGGTGATTGGTTGTCCGCTTCTATAATGCTGGGCTCCTGTGCCTACCCTGGACATTGAAAAGCAGTGTAGGGTCGAGGGTGTCCATCCGATAGAATAGGATGAAGTCCTTAATAAAGCCCCGGCAGAATGATGATGTCGAACCGTCAGGTAGTAAATGCCTGCGGCTTCAGTCAGGTAAACTTCCCAACCCGAGGTATTGAGGACATATTTGCCCATCAATATCTGTGATGTTTCAGAACCTACAGTCCAGTTGAACCAGCAGGCCAAGCTATAATCGGTATTGGTGAAATTAAGGTTAGTCGTATCGGTTGCTGGGCAGTTAATATACTGGGTCCAGACTTGGAATAGATAAACCCCGTAGAATGGCTGGCCTATTCCTGCTGGCCAGATAACCGGCAATCCACCAGCCAGTAATTGACCGACAGAGCCAGACTTTGATTGATCGTGGGTTACAACCCCATTACCCTC